TTTAAGAATTAATCCATTATTTGGGATACTACCAGTCAACCAACTTTTTACATTGTTTGTAATATCAAATGTTACATCATCTAAAGCATAACTATATGTATTTGTAACTGAAGAAGCAGTGTACCAGCTACCACCATATCCAGTCCAAGAACCAGTCGTTCCAGCAGTAAAAGATGCAGTAATACCATTTATATCATCGTTCCATATTGAAGTCGTATCATCACCATTACGATAAATCCAAGTTACACCATTTGTAGATATTTCATCAAATCGTGTTCCAGTTCCATTTTCCCAACTTTGTGAAATCGGATGTGATTGTAATGTTATAGTTGCAGGTATTTCATTTGCCTCTGCTAACTTTAATTCTAACGATGCAGTAAATGAACCAGATGGTATTTCTCTTGCAAATATACTACGAGATATGGCAGTTAAATCAAACTTAATTAAGGAACGAGCAACATCCTTTGTATCACCATAATATTGTTTTGATATTTCTAGTATCTCATCTATACCAGTATTTTGGTATGGTTGTTGTAAGTATATGCTTGCGTCCGATGAAGCGGTGTAAAATAAGTTCATTATATTGCTCTTCCTTTAATGTCAGTATTTGGGAATTTAATTTCAAAAATAGCAGGGTCTAACGATGGATAAATAATTTTATTACGAGTTGCCTCTGCTACATTATATCCATAAGTTGAATAATTACCACCCTTTAAGTTTACAACCTCTACTTTTTGAACTGCCGATACACCATCTATATTAGCTATCTCTAATTCAATTTCACTTAAATTTATTGGTTGGTTTATTTGCCATTTGGTAATATCAAAATAATTCTTTAATGCGTTGTTTGCTTTTAACAATACCTCTCTCTTATTATAGTTACTATAAATTGTAACCTCATAGTTTATCCCCACATTAATAACAAACCCATCTAACATATTAACCGCATCTGTCAACATTCTATATTCTTCTAAATATGTTTTAAGATTTTGTTTGATTGCATCGTTTAATACTGTAAGATTACCATTCACATCGTATCCTAAAAGATACATATTAATAGCAAACGGATTGTTAAATTCAGCGTTTATAGTTTTTTGTTGTAAAACATATCGTTCTAACTGGTCACCTATTTCAGTATCAGTTTTTCCTACTGATGCTTTTACTAAATTTAAAAATTGTTGTTTAGCAGTATCATCTCTTAAAACGGCTTGGATTTTTGTATCATCTAATGCAGTATCTTGCTGAACGAATACCTTTGCCACACTACCAAATTGTGAATCCATTGCCAGTGTTCTTACCTCAAAATCCTTACGGGTCACCGCTCTATTTTGAGAACCATAATTAGCAATTGCATTTTCACGAATTTCTTCTAATGTTTCAACACCTGCTCCACCAACTCCCGGCTCTAAATTAGTAACTGCTACCGATTGTTTTGATTGGTTATATAATGGTAATGTAATTGGTGTATATTGTAAAAGGTCTTCATCAAATTCAATTAATCCTAATGTTCTTAAATCACCAACGGATACATTTGAACCTATACCACCACCTGATAAATAAGTTATAGTCAAAGTTGTATTGGATGGCGCTATACCATATGTAGATGTTTTTAAAAAATTTGTTGGGTCAAACGATTCACCTAACTTATCTATTGAATTATTTAATCCTAATCCTACATTTTTAGTAGATGGTATTAGTAACTCATCACTAGTTAATCCACTACCCCCGCCAAAACGAACTTCTACGGTTTCGTTGTCTATAACCTTTGTTGTAAATCTACGTGGAGTTTTTAATAACTTTAATAAATAAGGAGTGGTAGAACGATATTGTGCCAATTCCGGGTCATTTGATTCTACATTTGGTGTTTTAGTGTATATTGTTTCTTGAGCCAAATATGGAACTTCATAATATACATTACCATTTGAATCTACTATTTTTTCTATACCAACAAAGTTAGCATCAGTTATTGTATAAGTTGGATTTTTTGTAAAATCACCAACACTAAATGTTTCCGTTTTAACTTCTGCACTAATTGCTTTTACTTTTTTTGTTAAAAGATATAAAGATGTTTCAGTACCAGATGTTTGGAATACACTAACTTCTCTTTCGTATGCATCGTTAAAATCAACATCATCGGTTGTTATAAATGTTAATTCATTATTTAATCCAGATTTTACTTGCATACCTTCTTTTATTTTTAAAGCGTATGAGTAATCTGGTCTATTATTTACACCGGTTCCTATATTTGGAACAGTTTGATATACGGAAAGTGTAGTTGTTGCTGGGCGAGATAATTTTGGTTTGTATCCTAAATTTTGAGCTTGAGTTACTATATTCTTATAGTTACCAGCTAAATTGATAAAAGATTCTTTTAATTGTGCATCTGTATAATAAGAAAGAACATCACCCACATAAGCTGCTTGCTCCAAAAACATCATACCCGGCGATGCTTCGTTAAAATCGTTGAAAGTATCTGCGTAGTAAGTTCTTGTAAAATCAATAAGGGATTGACGTAGAGATGCAAAATCTCTATTAAGATATTTTATCTCCTTATTATTTTTACCCCAAGTCTTTTCGGTAGGTAGTAGTGCCATATTATACTGTTATATTTAATGAGTCTCTTGAATTGTTACCAGCAAATGATAAGGTATAATCCAATTTAACACTTATTCTATTATTATCTTTTGAGTTTGCATCGGAATCTACAACTATATTATTTACTATTACAAATGGCAACCATCTTTGTATTGAAGTTTCTATTTCGTTTTGTATAAATTCATACACACCACCCTCATCAATCTGCTCAAAAATAGCTTGTCTTAAATTACAACCAAATTCAGGTTGCATTACGCGTTCTCCTCTATTAGTTAAAATCAAATTTTTAAGGTCTGATTTTATTTGTTCTTTTGTAGTATAAGTAACTGCAAAGAAACCATTATTACCTTTTGTAAATGGCAAAGATACACCTACACTTTTGTCTTGCGTATCTATAATGAATTTCTTTTGTAGTTCGTATGCCATTATTTCTTAAACTTCTTAACTAATTGTGAGTAATCCCTATTCATTGCTTTCATTACCAACTCAACACCCTCTGGATTCTTATGTGCTAACATTCTTGCTTGTTGCTCAACCGATGGGCCAGCTTGTGAATATGTATCTTGCATATTTGCTTGCTCTCCAAATGCGTTTGCGTCATACCCAAACATATCAGGTGTAATTCTTGGAGTATGTGGATTTACATTTTTTTTATCAAAACGCATTTCACCCCAATTACCATCATCCTTTGAAACCGCTTGGTAATTTTCGTTTACCGATGGTTTAGACGGTGTCTGTAATTCTTCATTCAGCACCTCTGTAACTGCTTTACGGATTTCCTCTTTAAGAGTTTTTCTAATGTCTTCTCTTAAAACCTTTACCAATCCTTTAATTAATTCTGTCTGATTCATAAAAATTATTGTAGTTTATCTTATATAAATATATGTTATGTATAAAATCCCCAATATTCCCAATGCCACATTTCATCAGTACGAATACCATCTGCTAAACGATATGGATTGTACCAACCAAACTGGGGTGCAACATTGGAAAGAAAGCGATATAATTTACTTGTTTCTCTACCTGTTCTATTTACTGCAGCGTTTCCACTACCTCCCACTTGCCTATTTAGTTCTCCAAAATCGATTGCAATAGCCCAACCATGTGGGGAACTACCAGGTGTAGCAATTGTTTTTAATTTTTCTGCATTATTAGCAGCAGCCGATTTTAATGAAAGTTGATGGTCCACACTACGATACGCGGATGATATTGTCCAATTAAATCCATTTTTTCTTGCTACTTCTTTTAATTTAAAATATTGTTCTGCGGCTTGGGGGTGTAATAAATAATTACCACCATATCTACTACAACCTCGCTCTATTGCAACTAATTGCCCAATATCTAAAAATCCATTTTTACCAGATAAGTTTGGTGGTCGTGGTGGAGCAAATCCCCCTATTTTTCCATATATTTTTGGTGGTGGTTGATTATCATCACTTGCATCGTTACTAACAATTTGTTCACTAGATTGTGCTGGATTAAATGAACCGGCATCTACTTCAACTTTTCTTTTTATTACACTTCCTTTATTTATTTTTTTATTACTTGCTTTTTCAAAATCATCAAGTTCTTTTGATTCAACTCTGGGAGTATCATCCTGTACAATTGGGTCTTGTCCTTCTTCTAACTCTTGCTCTATCTGTTCTAAAAAATTCTCTTGTCCTTTTGATGGTGGGATATTAAATCCAGTAAAAGGTAGGAAAGCAGGACCGGGTGGTGCAATAGGTGGATATTGTGATATTGTATTACAGAACCCACTTATCGTTGTTAAATGTATAGTAGATTGTATAATGAACGCATCTAAATATGGATTATTAGATTTAGTTGGTATTACCGGTATTGGTGCTTCTGGCCATACACCAGGATTTGTGACAGTGTTTGAAATAACCGATAAATTTAATATAGTACCGGGAGCTGGAATTGCTGGTGGTATTTTTCCTAACTCTGCCCCAGTCCAATACATAACCGCACCCTTACCCAATAATGCAATAGATTGATTGTAAAATGTTTCTGTTTTAGAATTTTTACCAACCTCAAGTGCATATAATACAGTTGAACGCATCAATTCAGTATTACCTTTGATGACTGTGTTTCCTGTTACTAAATCCAAGCCTCTCTTCATACATTGGTCATATTTTTGAGTAAAGAAATCGGCAAATTCATCTGTACTCTTAAATGAAGAGTTTTCCATCTTTGACAACATTTCTTGCTTAAAAATACTCCAGGACATTATACTAAATAATTAGTAGATGAAAGGCAATCTTTTAATTCAT